CTTGTCTAACTCGAGAATTTAACTTCTCGTAATACTCGTTGGACTGAGGATCAACTCCAGATTTAACTAGCTTGGTGTGGAGTCCAAGTGCAAAGCTAGTCATCTCATCATCAGCGCCAAACCACTTATTTTCTGATTGCCAAACCAGAGCTTTTTGATCTACTGGTGGCTGTTTTGTAACTTGCTGTTGTATTTGTACCTCAGTTTTTTCCTCTTGTAAAGGGGCAGGCCTAAAATTGTTCACGCGCTCCATCTTAGACTTAGCGGAAATCAATGCTTCCTGAGCATCTACAACAGCGTCTGAGTCACCTGCTTCATAGGCTTCTTTGTATTTGGCCTTGGCTTTTTCAACCTCGTTACCAACTACTCGTTTAGCCTGTTCTAGCAAGGCTTGCTGGTTAGTGTTCAAAGAGCCTTTAAGCTTTTTGTTTTCTTCAACCACAGCGTGTGCAATACGCAAAGCTTCTTCTCTCTCCCGCTCTGCTGATTCTTTAGCACGGCGTTCTTCGTGGTAGCCCTTTGTAAAATGCTGAATGCGTTTGCGCACACCTTCATCGTACTTAGTTAGCTCATCATCGGCAAAATCCTTGGGGGGATCTTCCATAAGGCTACGCCCACGGTCTTGCGCAGGGGTGTCGTCTACTACCTCGACTTCCGTCTCGCCTTCAATCTCGTACTCGACTTTTTCTTCCTTGTCGGCTTTAGTTTCTATTTCATCGGGGAATTTATATTCTTCGTCTTTGGCCATGATCTACTCCTTAAGTTGGACGTTGAACGCCACGGGGGTCTTGTACGACCGCTTGAATAGAGTCATCATTAATGAGTCTCCATTCTGTACCGTGAATTTTCATGCGGGTTCCCGTGTTAGGACGTACTAACACAAAGTCACCAACTTTGCAGCTTGGGCCAGACGGAAATCTGGTAACGTCTCCAAACGCATCGGGGCCAATCTTGGCCACAAACAGCACGGGAGACAAAAGCTCCTCGTGGTACATAGCAGTAGCAGACTTCAAAATCCCAGTCTCGCTAAACTCCTCTTCGGCCTTGGGTAACATACACAGAATATGGTATGTTGCCGGATCGGGCACTTGTTTGGCTTTCTCCTCAGCAGATACATTAAGTACCGCCGATAAGTCCACCGCACTAACATCAAAATCAGTCATCTTCAGAGTCCTTTAATTTACGCACGAGGTCACCTATTTCATACTGCGCAGTCTGGAGACCTCGGATAAAACCGCACAGTTCTTTGTAGTGATCGTAGGATTTCGCGCTACCATCACACAAAACTTCAGCTTGACTCTTACGATGCTCTTCGAGCTTAGAGGAGAGCAAATCTAGGATTCTTCTGTCCATATTTATCCTTTACCGGGCGGTTGTTGGGCTTGCATCATTTTCTGCATCATGGCCATCTTGTGCTGCTCGTCGCTCTGCCCCATTTGCTGTTGCGCTTGTTGCGCTTGAACTTGTTGCTGCTGTTGCTGATTTGCAACTTCTAAGGCGTGTAACTCTTGCGCCTGCATAATCTCTTGTTGCATACGCATTGCCGCCATGTTTGGATCTTCACCCACTCTGGCCGCGCTCTCGCGTGCTTTGAGCGATAGCTCTTCGGCTTTAAGTTGTAAGTCACCGCGAACTTTGAGTTCTTTGGTCTTGGCATCTTGCGCCTTGATCTGGAGTTCAGCTTGCTGCATCTGCACAAGTGGGTCTTGCGCCATCTGCTGAGCCTGCTGCTGTTGAGCCTGAGCCATGTTTGCATTGAGAAGCTGAGCGGACGCTTGTGCAACCAATTGAGATAGCTGAACTTCCACCTGCTCTGGCAACTGCTCTCCGGGTGGTGGGAGCGGCACGCCCATCTGCTCTTCAATCTTGCGGCGATATGCAAACGCTAAGTGTTCTGCAATGTGCGCTTGGATAGCAGCCATCATCTGCTGAGCCATGGGGTTTTGACCCATCTGCGCTGCAATCATCGGATCTTTCATGAACGTCGTATGCACAGCAATGTGCGCGTCTTGATCCTGATAGATAAACGCTTTTGTAGGCTCGCCTTTGAGGAAGCCCATGTTCTCGCTGATAGGATCTTTCGGATTCTGGTCATCTTTTGTAGGCACGAGCTTGTCAGCGTTCTTGATGCCCAACACCTCAATCATCTGACGGTGCAGTTGTGGTAAGTCGTATATCTGCGGAGCTTGCTGCGCTAACTGAATAACAGCTTGATATTGCATGATGCGCTGAGCCATCGTCGCACTGTTAGGATCACTGACTGGAATGACATCAACTGCATCGTAGTCAGACTGCTTGGCCATGCGGTCACCGCTGGCTGGGTCATACCCATACTCTGTGGGAGCGTAGTCACGGATGATGTTCTTCAAGAGCTTAAATTCTTGCTTCATCGAGTAGTGCACACGAGCCTGCACCGCACTCATGGTCTTCAATTGGCGTTCAAGAATAGCCAATGTCGTACCAACAGGCGCATTGGCACTCATGTCACTGACCTTCATGTCAGCAACAGAACCCAGTCGGCGTCCTTCTTCCGTAATCTTATCTAACAGACCCGCCAGAACTTGCGATGGTTCTTTGTATGGCAGAGCCATGATGTTGTCACGAATTGAACCAGATGGTACGTCCATGTCGCGGAACTCGCCCGGAGAGATTGGGGTATCGTCGTCTTTGATTCGCAAGCCACGGGTCTTTAGACCGCCGGGCAAATTGCTTAGTGTGCCAGCATCAATAAGTTGCCTAATAAGAGACGTACCGGCCCGGGCATAACCACCAATAAGGTGTATGAAACCAAAGCCATAAGCACCAAAGCCGGGTATGTAGTCGTACTGGACAAAATGCTGGCGCTTAATCTTGAGAGTGTCTTCCTCTTCCCAGTTGCGGTAAACAGACAGGATTTTGTTTGTGCCCTTGTCAATAGAAATAATGTACGGAAGAGCAATCTCATCTTCATCTTCGTAGCCGGGTAAGTTGTAGTCAATTTGAATTTCATAAATCTGATAGCGGTCATCATCTGTGAGTGAGTAGCCTTGCTCATCAGCTTTTTTCTTCTCAACGTCTGTGTGCACCTGCGCAGGCTCGCCCAACTCAACATCTTTATAGAAGCCCGCTACTTGCAACTTCTTAATATCGTTCTTTGTCTTGCGCATGATGTGAGACACGCGCTCTGCTGTACGAGCACCAGAAGAACCATAAGGAATGATGATGTCTTCAGCAGGAATAAACACCGAAGTCTGACGACCCAATGATGGGTCAAAGTAAACTTTCTTAAACGCCGATCCAGCCAGACCTAAGTTAAACAACATGCGCTCATGCTCAGGGCGATACTCTGACATTACTTCTGTCAGTTGGTAATTCATGTCCTCCCGGACGCGCTCCGCAGCTTGCTCTTTAAGCTTATCAATAGCGCCAATGATCTCTGTCTTGACGGGGCCTTGAGCCGGGAATGTCTCTATAATAGTCTCACTCTGAAACCTGACCGCCGCTTCTGTAAGTACAGTCGAGTAAACCCCGCAAGCACCAAGCCATGGTTCTGTACGTTCCTCATATTTCATCCCCAAAACGTCTAGCCCTTTGACAAACATCTCAACCCAGTCTTTGCGGGAATTGATGTCACTTTCAACATCGCCCATGATGTCTTCAGCTACTTTCTGTAACTCGCCCTCATCCATGAACTCAGCAAGGTTAGAGTCAAACTCTTCGGCTTCGTTATCTTCACCGGGCTCGATCTCAATCTCTAGGCCGTCCATGCCAATGCGAACACCCTCTGGGTTCTCAATCTCAATCTCAATTTCGGACATGCCATCCATCTCTTCTTCTATACCAAGAGGTGCTGCATATAAACTTTTTTCAATTGAACTTGTAGCCATTATTAATCCTTAGTAGTACGCTGCGCGTCTGCCCGATTTAAACAATCTAACTTTGTCTAGTTCATCACTAGGAAGTCGGAGGAATCCACCTTGCCTAAAACGCATTAAAGCAAGTGTTGTCGCGTCAACCAAGTCGTCATGCTCGCCTGACGGGAACGCCCCAATCTCATCAACCAATTCTTCAGCCCAACGAGTATCGGGAACCCACACTTTCCCAGAAGCGATTATGTCCGATACTGCGTTCAAGCGGGCAATTTTGTCTTGCCCTTTACCCGGCGTAAATTCTTGCACAGGTATACCCATAGCACGCAGTTCATAAATGAGCGGGCCACCCGTGGCCTTCTTCTCAATCAACATGCCGTCTGGCTCCCACTCGTTGTATTCGTTTAGCACATCTTTCTTCAAGTCTACCCACTCCACACGCTTGCGGTAGGTGTTAAGTAATATGATGTTAGGACGCATGTCATCCTCTTCACAATTGAAGATGCCCCAAGTAGTCCCTGCTGAATAGTCAGCCCGTTGTGTTTTTTCAAACGCCGTGTCCCATGTCTGCAAAACATAGTCACACTTGGGCGCTCTTTCGTGCGGCCATATCTTCCACCAGTCGCGCTTGATAATCGCTGACTCATTTCCAACAGGATTTTGCTGATACTGGGCTTGCCACTTAGCATTTGGCAGTTCTTCGTGCAATGCTTCGAGCTCTTCTTTGCTCCAAAACTCGGGCCAAAGTGGGTTCCCAGAGGGCAAAATAGCCGGAAATTCAATCACTTCCCAGTCGTTTTCACCCCGTAGTGCAGCATTTTTAAGCACTTGACCGGTCAAATCGCGCTGTGACCAGCGTGTCATCACAATAACAATCGACCCACCCGGCTGCAAACGCTGTCTAGGGCCAGATGTGTACCACTCAAACACCTTATCGTAGATGTCTGGGTTACTAGCTGCCTGTGCAGCCTCTTGTTCTGAGTGTGGATCGTCAATAATAAGCAGGTCAGCGCCCTTACCGGTCACCGTACCACCCACACCAATCGCAAAATAGTCACCACCCTTGCTGGTATTCCACCTTCCAGCCGCTTTTGAGTCAGCTTGTAGGTGTAAATCAGGAAATATCTCGCTGTAGACCTCAGAATCCACCAAATTTCGCACTTTTCGGCCAAAACCGACCGCTAATTCGCCTGTATTTGAGCTTTGGATTACTTTTTTGTTAGGAAATTTGCCCAAAAACCAAGCAGGTAGTAAGTAAGAGGCAAACTCTGACTTAGTGTGGCGAGGAGGCATATTAATAATGAGACGCTTGCATTCTCCACGGGCTACCCTTTCAAAAGCTTCAGCCATTCGCTTGTGGTGTCTACCCGAAATGAAGGTTGGCCAGACTCGGGCTGTAAACTGAATGAATTTTTCCTGAGATAACTCACGTTGTTTTAGCTTTTCTAGATGTATTAGCTGTTTTTCTAGTACACGCAGGTCAGTATCCGAGAGCTTGCCCGTATCAACAAGCCCTTCCAAGTCCTTCAATGAGATTTGTGCTTCACTCATCTTTAGATTCTTCAGGTACGTCTTCGCGGGTTTCAGAGTCTACAAGTTCTTCAGTATCCAAAACCTCCAACGGGGTTCCCAGTTGGGCATCCAAATCGTCAAGGGGTGTTATGTCTATTACGTCGCTGTGCAGCAAACGTTTGATCCGTTCCTTGATTGAATTCTCAAGAGACTGGGATGTTGTGTGGTGCACAGTAATCTCACTGCGTTCCGTAAAGATTCCAATGTCTGAATGTTTGCCGAGTAGCTCAAGAGCCTTGATCTCAATCTTAAGATCACCGCAGTCAGCTAGTTCGATTAGCTTGTTTGTGATTAAGTTACGCGCTTGCTGTGCATCAGCAATAGCCTGAAAGTCGTACTTTTTTAGTATCGCCGAGGCCGCAGCAGCTTGGCCGGACGTCTTTATATGTTTGGGAGTTTTGGCTGCTTTAGTAACCAGATCAACGACCTGCTTACCGTCTTTCTCGTTAAAGTCGATTCCACCGCCAAGCTCTTTAATGAAGTCAGCAGTATTTGCAGCAACGGCAATGGCATCCTTCTGAGTCTTTGGGGACTCTTCGGATACGTCAAAAGGAACAGGATGTTCCGCAGTAGGTTCTAGTTTAATCACCGGGTAAGCGCACCAATGAGTAATGAAGGCTGAAATGTAACATCGTTTTTAATTTTTTGCAAAAATTTTTTGTGGTTAGGGTTTTTACTTAGACCCGGGGGGTGTTCTGTATAGACGGGTTTATTTTTACTTGGCGGAATTTTAAAACGCAAGATCGTTTGAGCTCCACAGTGTGTAGGGTATTTCTAGGATTCCTCTTGGGCTATTTGGGGGGATGGGGATGGGTGGGTCATTTGCTTTGAACTTTTCAAAACGACATAACATTGTTAGATCAATTCCCTATTTATTGTTCACGCTATATTTGATTTTGATGTTTTTCTGTGGTATAATATACTCAAGCAAACAAAATGTTTGTGGTGGTTCCTAAGTCCATTTACTTAGGATTTTATTAGAAGGTTAGATCATGTTAGAAACTACTGTTACACAAATCACCGAGGCTACTGTTGAAACCTTGCGCACTGAGGTGGCTGAAGCTACCGGTCGTGCTTATGGTGCTGAGCGTGCTTATGGTATTAAGCTTTGCTCGGTGTTGCCTGAATTTTGGTACAAAACAGAACACCAAGATAAAGGTGACGATGCAAAGAAAGTGCATGCTGAAAAGAAAGCTTTGTTCACTGAACTGAAAAAGGTAGAGCACACAAACCCGTCAACGGTTTGGGCGCGGGTTCGCAAGTATGCGCAAGAACACGCTGAGCCAAAAGATCCCGCGATTGACGGCGCGTCTGCAACTACCGAGGCACCGGTAGGCGCGAGACAAAACCGCTCACTTACTTTGCGCTTAGTAGAAGAACTGACCACGCTTTACAAGGCCACGAAAAACGCTGATTCACTCAGCGACAAAGAACGCAACGCTCAGACACATATCACATCAGCCCTGATTGCCATGGGTGTCGATGTGGCCACAATCGAGTAACACATACCAACCTAACCCGAGCCCGCCTAGTGCGGGCTTTTTTGCGTCTGCTCGCACCTAACAATGTTAGGTCGATTTGAATACCAGTTCTCTGGGCGGCGGTAGCAACCGATCTAACAATGTTATGTTTTTTCTAATGTTACGGGCTAATGTTACGCACGTAACGCCCCGCAACCCGCATGAAACCTAGAAAGTTATAATGTTACGCGTTTTTCGGAAAGGGGTACGAGTTACAAAAGTTTGAGGCAGTGACGTTGCTCAG